TTCTTTACTCACATACGACTTAGTTTTATTCGTATCAATCTTACCGTACTTTTCAGGGTAGTATTTTTGATAGAGTTCTAGTATTTCTATAATCCGATTAATCCAGACTTTATAATCAATATAAAAAACTACTCTTTTATTTTCTTCCATTACCTTTTATTTTTTCAATCATAGATTTATTATAATTTTCGCGTTCCTTTTTGTGTAGTAATATTTTTCTAATAATTGACTCATTATCTTCATCAAGCCATTCAATCCTTATATAACAGTAAAAATCTTGATAAATTGAATTCATGTTATTTACAGTCAATGTAATTTGATTATCGTAAATAAACACAATATCCTCAATGCAAATATCCGGATATAAATCTGGGTCATGCCGGTGAAATAGCATACATATTTCTATGATTCTATTTCTTAATTTCTCATGTTCAATGAAATACTGTTTGTAATCGTTCATATTTTTTGGTTTTTGTTTTTTTTAAAAAGTAGTAAGGCTGTTACACCTTACTACAGAACACTAATACACTAAAACACTCAACTGAAAGCTCCTTGTTATTGATTCTTTTTAGCATGATAATATTTTAACTGCCTTTCTTTTATTTTCTCTTTGTTTGCCTCGTAATATACTTTCCTTTTAGCTAGTAATTTTGCCTTTTCTTCTTCGGTAAAGTTATGATATTCGTTTTTCCTGTATTTGTTGTACTTTTTTCTTTGGTAGTCGGATAATGTAGCATTATACTCCCTTTTTCTCGCAGCATCCATAATTAAAATGGTAGTTCTTCTTCAAGGTTTAATTGATTCCTTAAGTCCTGAACCACTGGATTATTTAAAGGATTTTTATAACCGGTAAGTGTAGAAGGATTGTTTTCATTACCACCATTAGGCTTGCCTCCAAACTCTAAAGAATTGACCATGCACCTAATAACCGCGTCGGCTGCTCCAGTGTTTTTGTTTAGGTAGGCGTTAATCCCTCCCGATCCTTCTACGACTACAAATGTCCCTTTTAAAATGTGAGGTGCCAACTTAACGCCACGTTCACCCCAAATTGAGCAAGTAATCCATACTACTTTCTCCGATGGATTTGAGCCATATACTTTCTCTGTGTGTGCTACACTAAATGAACATACAGTGTTATCGCCTACGTTCTTTACTTCGGCATCATTGCCTACTCTACCGCTTACTATTAGTTTAATCATTATTGTTTGTTTTGTTTTCGTAGTTTATTAAAGATGTTATGAAGCTAATCATGAATGGCAATATAAGGTATCTGAAATCAATGTTACATTCAAATGCGATGCCTATATACAATATCCAAAATACTATTTCAGCAACGTTGGTTCTATCTATCATGCTAATGTGTTTATATGTGTTTAACAATAACACAAAACTAAACAAAAAAAATTAACAAAATAGTTTTTAATAAAATAAAATGTATATTTGTGTAAAATTATTAACGATGACACAAAGAAAAAAGAATGTAATGATGAGCGATGAAACACATTGTTTGCTTATGGAAATGAGAATGAAAATATATAGAGATAAAGGATGGTTATTGACTATGGAGAAAGTTATCCTGTATCTATTTGAGAATCAAAGCAAAGGTTAATGTGTATATTGCATCTATGATGTGGTTGAGCTATGGTTGTGTGCCATGGCTTTTTTGTTTGCGTCAAGGTTGCGAAGTGTGCGAACATTCAAAAGACGGGGGGAGGGTCGAAATTTTACGCGATTGTCTATCCACTGTCGGCCCAAATTCTAAGCAAATCAATCCATTTTTTCCGAAGGGTGGTGTAAAAAAAAATAATGTATATTTGTCGTATGCCAAATTTAAACAATAGAAGGTATCGGAGGTTTGAAAATCCTGTAAAACCAAATACTTACAAAGATTCAGCCGATAAGAAATTTTACGGCTCTGCAATCTGGAAGCGTATTAGGACTTTACAAAAAATACGGAAACCGATTTGCGAAGTTTGCGAAGCTAAAGGCATTATTACTGATTGCTCCGATGGAAATAATAATGGCATAGCGGATCACGCTATAAGATTATTACAAGGTGGTCACCCGTTTGACGAACAAAATCTATTTACACTTTGTAAAAAATGTCATAACACGAAAAGCAATATGGAAGGTAGAGGCTTTTCACCAGGAAGAATGGCTAGTATAGACGGTTATTACCTTCCACAAAGCAAAGAGAACATTATTAAAGCTATCATAGCTAAAAAAGTAAATTAACATGAAAACACAAAAATTAAAAGAACTTCAGGGCACTTTAAAACCTAGTCGGGTTAAAAGAATTACTCCGCAACAAATAATTGCTTTAAATCCGTTTGAATTGACAGACGAAGAGCAAAATACTGTTGAATTGGTAAAAAGGCATTTAGAAAGTGCCGATGCTAGTTATAACGTTGATATAATTGCTATTAACATGCTAGCAAGATTGTTAACCGTTATCCAGCATGCAGCCAATAACATCTTAAAAAATGATGGTGTAGTCGTTTATCCTAATGGCACGCAGCAAATATCACCAGAGTGGACGATGTTCAAACAGTCGGTTGAGATTTATAACGATATGTCTGATAGGTTTGGACTAGACCCTAAGGCTCGTTTGAAGCTTGAATACTTTAATAGAGCTGACAAGAAAGAAGAAGACCCAATTATGAAGCTAATTAAAAACGCCTAATGTTTCAACTTGAATGTGAAAAAATAGGTGAATATGCAAGATTAGCTATACAAAGGCATTATGATGACCTAAAAAAGTCAGAAAGTAGTAATTACCCTTATTATTACGACCAAAAGGCAGCCGATACCTATATTTCCTTTATGAAAGTGTGTAGGTTGACTAAAGGTGAGTACGCTGCCATGAATGTCAATGTTATGCCATGGCAAGAGTTTTTTTGGGCTATGATTTTTGGATGGAAGCGTAAAATTGATAAAAAACGTAGATTTAGGAAGGTTTACTTAGAAATATCAAGAAAAAACGCCAAAACCGAAACGGCAGCCTTAACGGCAGTAGCTTGTTTTATACTTGACCAAGAAAAAGGAGCTGAAATTTACACAGCTGCAACCACTCGCGACCAGGCTCGTATATGCTGGGATGCTGCCAGGGTAATATTAGACTACTTAAAAAAAGATAGCAAGGCAGTAAATAAAATGGTGCAGGTTCGCGCTCACTCTATTTATAGCACTCAATCTAATTCAAAGATGGTGCCAGTGTCTTCTGATGCTAAAACTTTAGATGGACTAAACCCACACGTGGCAATCATTGACGAGATGCACGCGCATCCGGATAGTTCTATTTTAGAAATCATGGAGTCGGGTATTGGTAGCCGTACACAGCCATTAATCTTAATTACTACTACTGCAGGATTTAATAAAGAAAGTCCATGTTACCAATTACGAAAAGTTTGTTTAGATATAATTAAAGGTCATAAACACGATGACGCAGTTTTTCCCCTTATATTTTCTTTAGATGAAGATGATGACTGGCAGGATAGTAATAATTGGGTAAAATCCAATCCTTCGATGAATGTCACTATAGGAATGGGTTATTTACAAGACCAATATACAAAAGCCATAAATGAAGGAGCCGCAAAGCAAATTGGTTTTATGACTAAGAATTTGAACTATTGGACAAACACCCATGCTACATGGATTAACGAGAACATGTGGAATGAGTGCCAAATGGATATAAAAGAGGATTTTTTATTAAAACGTCCAGCATTTGGAGGTTTAGATTTGGCTCAAACGGTAGATATAAGTGCGTTTTGTTTGTTCTTTCCAGAATTTGACGGCAAACCAGCCTTTTTATTGTGGAAATATTGGATACCTGAGGATAACGTAAAGGAAAGAAGCCTTAGGGACGGAGTGCCGTATATGGATTGGGCATTAAATGGAAGCATAAAGGTAACGAATGGTAATATAGTAGATAACGATGCCATAATTAATGATATTTACCTATTATACCAAAAATACAATATAAGAAGCCTTGCTTATGACCCATGGAGAGCTACTCATGTTGTAATTTCACTACAAGAACGGGGAGTTAACGTTAAGCCATTTCCTCAAAGTTTTCCGGAAATGAATACGCCTATTTGCGAATTTGAAAAAATGATAACAGGCAAAAAGATATTTCACAACGGAGATCCAGTTGCAAAATGGATGCTATCAAATGTGGCGTTAATTATTAATTCTACAGGCTTAGTAAAATTTGACAAAAGGAAATCTAATGAAAAAATAGATGGCATGGTTGCGGCTGCCATGGCTATCGGTGAGGCTATTGACCCAAAAAATAAAATAAATTTGGATTTTAATCTAATTATTGGATAAATTTTTTATTTGCTTAATAAATTTATTATATTCATCTTTGTAGTATGGAGTTTATAAATAAAATAGTAAAGTTTATAAAAAGAAGTAGAATTTCCAATTTAGGGCCCGCTAAAGATTGGAAATTATACCAAGAACTTTTTGGCACTAACCAAAGGCGCGTATCTCACGAAACTTCATTATCTATTCCTGCTTACTTTAGGGCTCTATCTATTTTATCGGAGCAAATAGCAAGTTTACCATTTTCCATTTATGAATTAAAATCAGATGGGAACGTGGTTGAGGCTATTAATCACTCAATGTATAGCTTAATTAAATATAGACCTTCAAAAAAATACGATACTTTTAGTTTTAGGGAAGCCATTGTTAGGCAAGCCGTAAACGGTTCAATGTCCACTAAATCGGGAAATGTTCTTATTATTCCTAATAGAAATCAGGCAGGTAATGTAATTGATTTGGTTTTGGTTGACGAACCGTGGGAAATGTACAAGATTAACGATGAATTTTACTATAAATTAGAATCCAATAATGAAATTTATAGCCAGTCCGAGGTACTTCACATAAAATCATTTAGCGATAATGGATATTGGGGCAAAAGTTTGATTGAGGCAGGAAAAACTACTTTTTCCAGAGCTTTACATGAAATTGATTACGGAAATGATGTTTACGCTAAGGGAACAAACCTTTCGGGCACTGTTGAAACCGATATGATATTAAACGAGGATCAATTAAACGCAATCAAAAAGGGTTGGGCAGATAAATATTCAGGGCCTAACAATCAACAAGGCGTAGCGTTCCTACAGGCTGGTTTTAAATTTAAACCAGTATCTTCAAAATTAGATGCAGCCGATATTGACGCAAGAAAATTGACTATTGAAGATATTTCGAACCTTACTGGCGTTCCGGGCTTTCTTTTGTTAGGGCAAAACAATATTTCTGCAACAAACATAGAAATATTAAATAGAATATTTGTTCAATACACTTTAAGGGCTTGGACTAAAAGAATAGAAAACGAGTTTAATACAAAGCTATTCCCACAAAAAGACTGGGGCAAATATTTTGTTAAGTTAGACTTAGATGAGTTGTATAGAGGTGATGTTATGGCTAGAGCAGAATTTTACACTAAACTTTATAATATCCGAGCTATTGCACCAAATGAAATTAGAAATCTTGAGGGTTTTAATCCTTATGAAGGTGGTGACGTATTTGGCATGCCATTAGCATCTAATAGTAAA